TTTTGGGTGATGATGAATTTGCATCAACCAAGCAAAATGCGTTAAACAGCTCTTTGCTAATGGCTGGTTTACAAGGTCTGATGGCTAGTGGGCCAAGCCTAATGCCAACGTCTGCTGGTCAGATATTAGGGCAGGCTGGTATGGCTGGTGTGCAAGCCTATGGCGGAGCTATGGATCAGGCGGAGCAACAAGGCATTAGGCGCATGGAGCGTCAAGATGCTCAGGCTGTTAAAGACCGTGAGGCAGAATTTAACCAAGCCCTGCAAGGTGTCTATGGTTCAAATGGGCAAATTAATTACCCAGCATTACAGGCTGTCATTACTCGATTCCCTGATATGGCTTCGGGCGCTGTGAGTGCCATTAAATCTGGTGTCAGACCAGTAGCTGCTGCGCCAAAGCCAGAAACTTTTACTTTAAAGTCAGGGGAAACGCGATTTGTAATGGGGCCAGACGGCAAACCACAATTGGTTGCTTCTTCGCCAGAAAAACAGGGAACAGTTATTGACCTTAATACTGATGCTTATATGTTATTCCGGTATGGGACAAAGGATTTTGCTGCACTTCCCCAAGATGCACAGGCCGACATTCTACGGTTTAAGAATGCACCTGATGATGCTAAAGCACAAGAGCTGTCTTTAGCTAGAGAGCAAGCGGCGTTTACCCAGCCAAACATAACAACCCCACAGGTTACTGGGCGGTCAAATTTTATTAACCCACCTGCGGTTCCACAGGCAGAAACACCAACAGCAAAACCTATGTTTTTTGGTATGGGAGCAGAAGCACTAAGCAAACCATTGCGCGAAAATGAAGTCCCAATTATACAAAGCCAAGGCGTTAGTCCGCAAAACAAAGAAAAACTTTTGCTTGATCAACCTGCTCAAACTGGCGCTATGGAATACACGATTGACACAATGCGGCAAATGCGTAACAGCGCGGCAGAGGTTTATAACCATCCGTCCATGCAATCTGCGTTTGGTTTTGGCGGGCAATCTTTTTCAGCTATACCTGGCACTGGTGCGGCAGATGTAAAAGCGTTAATTGATACACTTAAAAACCAGTCGTTTGTGACGGGCTTGCAGAATATGCGTAACTCAAACCCAACAGGCGGTGGTGTTGGTAACGTGTCTAACGCAGAGGGCGGACGATTTGAAAACTTGTTTCAAAACTTAGAGCAAGCGCAATCACCAGAAGCAGCAGAAAAAGCGTTTCTTGCGTTAATAAAAGAGATGGAATTAGCGGAAGGTCGAATTAAAAATGCTTACAAACGCACATACGGTGATGTTCCTGAACTGACGTTACGACCCTATGTAAAACCCGAAAAGGTTACAAAAGGGAAAAAGCCAGCAGAGCGTAGACCTTTATCCGAAATTATGGGGCAATGATATGGCAACCTTATTGGAAAAAATCCAGTCGGCTAGAAACGAGGGATATACCGATCAGGAAATCTCAATCTATATGAGCCAGTCTGATCCTCGGTTTGCTGATGCTTTACAGGAAGGCTATAGTCTTGGTGATGTCGCTTCGTTTCTAACAACACGGCAAACACAAAACCCTGCGGTTCAATTCGACCCACTGTCTGTTGGACAACTTAGTGAGCAAGACCAAGCACGAGGCAGTGCCGCACAATCTCAATTTAGAAACGTTGCAGGGCAAGCAATCCAAAACTTTCCTAGATCTGCGGCAAACTTAGCAGGCGATATTTTTTCTGCTATTACTAGCCCATTACAAACAGCTAAAACAGTTTTAGATTTAGGTGCTGGTGCAATACAAGCGGCTTTACCAGAAAGCATTGTGCAAGCAATTGGCGCTGACCCCAAATCAAGAGAAGTTGCCGCACAGGTTGGTCAATTCTATGTTGATCGTTATGGTTCGGTAGAAGGAGCAACTAAGGCTATAGCTGAAGACCCTGCTGGCGTTTTAGCTGATGTGGCTAGTATTGCATTTGGCGGCGGTGCGGCATTGCGTGGGGTGGCTGGTGCTACCAATTTAGCGACAGGAGGGCGAGTTACGTTACCTAGCGTACAAGCCGCTGGTGAAACCCTACGGGCTGGTGGTGCGATGATCGACCCTTTAGCAATAGTTGGCAGGGGAGTTACATCAGCAGCAAGAGGGGCAGGGAATGTGCTTGCACCAGTGTTAGGTATGACTACGGGTGCAGGGCAAGAGCCTATCCGTCAAGCCTTTACTGCTGGTCGAGAAGGTGGGGCAAGAGCTAAGCAGTTTCGCGCAAACATTAGCGGAACAGCAGATCAGATGGATATTTTAACTGCGGCAAAAGAAAACCTTGTCGCCCTTAGGAATGACCGATCACAAGCGTACCAGTCTGGAATGGTTAATATTGCAAACGATAAAACACAACTGTCGTTTTCAGGCATTGATAACGCAATCAAAAAAGCAGAGGGTCGTACACGATACCAAAATAAAGTAGTAGACCAACAGGCGGCTGATGCGTTAAATGAGGCTAAAGATGTTATTAATGGATGGAAGCAGTCAGACCCTGTTTTGTATCACACGCCAGAAGGCATGGATGCGCTAAAGCAGTCTATCGGTGCAATACTAGACAATCTTGAGCCTAACAAAAATGCGTTTAACACTGTCAATCAAGTTTACAACTCAGTTAAATCTGAAATTGTAAAGCAAGCACCGACCTACGCTAACACAATGAAATCGTACACAGATGCCTCAGAGACAATTCGGGAAATTGAAAAGTCCTTGTCATTAGGGAATAAATCATCTGCTGATACATCAATGCGTAAACTGCAATCTTTGATGCGGGACAACGTAAACACAAACTTTGGCATGAGAACACGGGTAGGCAGGCAATTAGAGGAACAAGGTGGCAATATGATGATGCCAGGTCTTGCTGGCCAGTCGCTCCAATCATTAGCTCCTAGAGGCATACAGGGCGCTACCGCTATTGGACAAACCGGAGTAGCGGGGATGATTGGTGGTATACCAGCGGCTATTGGGTCTGCGGTTGCTTCATCTCCGAGGGCTGTGGGTGAAGCGGCATTTATAACTGGTGTTGGTGCAAGGGGAATGGATGCGGTACGGAAAATACCAGCATTATTAAGTCCTGACTTGTACAACCTCTTGTACCAGACAGAACGCACAACTCAATAAAGGACGATAATGGCAAAGACAAAAATCTCGGAGTTCGACTCCAATCCGGTGAACAACACCGATATTGACGGTATTAACTTAGCCGAAGGTATGGCGCCTGGTCTGGTAAACAATGCCATACGGGAGTTGATGGCACAGCTAAAGGACTTCCAATCAGGGATAGCAAGCGATAATGTAACTGTGGGGGGTAACTTAGCGGTAACAGGCACATCTGCATTGACAGGTAACGTTACCATTACAGGCACTGCCACAATGTCTGGCAGAAACGTAGACGCTTTCCCTAGCGGCACAAAGATGTTGTTCCAGCAGACTACAGCGCCAGTAGGATGGACAAAAGACACCACACACGATAACAAGGCTTTGCGTGTTGTGTCAGGCACAGCGGGTACAGGCGGATCAGCATCATTTACTGCGGTGTTTGCAGGTCGTAACGTAGGCGATACAGCTTTAACAACAGCACAGTTACCAAGCCACAGCCATACGTTTAATGCTAACACCGGGACAGCATCAGCTAACCACGTACACGGGGTTAGCGACCCTGGCCACGCACATACATACTCAAAAAGATATGCCCAAGCTACTGGTTCAGGTTTTCCGGGCTTTGACGGCAACGGTGACGCATATGTTGATGCTGATCGTGGCACATTGGGGGCGCTTACAAACATCTCAATAGTGGCATCTGGTGCTGATCACTTTCACGGAGTTGGTGGTACAACAGGTGCTACAGGTAGCGGGTCAACTCACAGTCACAGTATTGACTTAGCTGTGCAATACGTTGACCTTATTATCTGCTCCAAGACATGAAAATAGAGCCTGGCACATTCTGCCCACTAATAAAGAAAGACTGCATACAAAATAAATGCGCTTGGTTTACACAATTACGCGGAAACAACCCAAATACAGGTAAAGAAATAGATGAATGGGGCTGTGCTATTGCGTGGATACCCGTTCTGCTTATTGAGAACTCTCAACAGCAGCGGCAAACAGGCGCAGCGGTAGAGTCATTTAGAAACGAGATGGTGCAAGCCAATGCCTCTACAGCAGAAATGATCTCTAACCAGCAAAGGTTACTCGGAAGTTAAACTAACCTTATGTTATAAATCAACCTACTAACCCATTAAGGTGTGACAATGGATGAAGTCAGCCACAAAGATATCTATGACCGCCTTGTTGCTGTCGAGTCAAAGGTAGATAAGATTGACGCTCAAACTACCGAGGTTGTCTCGGCATTTCAGAATGCCAAAGGCGCTTTTATCGCGCTCGACTGGCTATCACGTTTCGCTGGCAAGATACTAAAGGTCGCAGCATTCGTCACAGCAGTGGGCGTGGCGACAACGGTTATTTGGGAAAGGTATACCAAATGAAATCACCCAAACTGGTGTTGGTACAGTGGATAGACGCTTGCCATGCACCGAGTGGGTGGCAGTTCGGCGAGGCTCCACAAGTAGATTTTGAGCCTGTGTACTCAGTTGGATTCTTAATTGAGAAACGCAAAAAAGGAATTCTTCTGGCACAAACTTGGTTCCCCCAAGACTGTGCAAATATCATTGCCATTCCACGTGGCATGATAACCAAGATCACCATTTTGGGTGATATTAAGAGGTAGCACATGGCAGCTCCAAAACTTAGCGACGAACAATTTATTGCACTCTGGCAAAAATACGCGAGCGGTCAAAAAGTAGCAGAGGCTAGCGGCATGGGGATTCGCCAAGTAATGCGGCGACGTGCAACCCTTGAGGCTAGCGGTGGCATTGTATTAAGTGCTGATGTTCACAGCGGCAAAGTTGAAAACCGAGCGTTTTACTACCGACACCAGATGGCCAGAGCCGACGCAAAATTATACAACGGTATAATATTCGTGGCCTCGGACTGCCATTATCATCCTGGCGAACCATCAGTAGCGCATAAAGCGTTCGTGCGACTTATTAATAAACACAAGCCCGACATCGTCGTCATGAACGGCGACGTGTTCGACGGTGCTACTGTGTCTCGATACCCGCAGATGAACTGGCAAGCAGTCAGACCACCAACGGTTAAAGAGGAACTCGAAGTAGTTGCTGAACGCCTAGACGAGATTGATAAGGTGGCTGGTAACGCTTTACGCATCTGGACGCTCGGCAACCACGATACCCGTTATGAGGCGAGGCTTTGTCAGGCAGCACCACAATATGAGGGCGTACAAGGATTTGCGCTACGTGACCACTTTCCTGCATGGAAGCACGTACTAAGTATGATGGTTAACGACAACCTGATGATTAAGCATCGGTATGCTTCTGGAATTCACGCTACGTACAACAATGCTGTAAAAGCTGGAATCAGTATTGTTACAGGCCACCTACACAGATTGCAAGCGACCATCTGGTCTGATTATGTCGGCTCTAGATTTGGCGTAGATACTGGAACGCTAGGAGAGGTTGATGGTGAACATATGAGCTACGGCGAGGACAACCCAAAGAATCACGCATCTGGATTTGCTGTGCTGACAATCAAAGATGGGGTGCTACTGTATCCAGAATTCTGCTACGTTGTCGGCGGCAAGGCTTACTTTCGAGGGGCAGAGGTATGAAACTCGTAGATGACTCACGCGACTGGTCGAAGTGGTGGTCGGTTAGACTATCCATTATCGGCGGTGCTTTATTAACTTTCCTAGAGGTGTTTCCTAGCCATGTCGCTACTGTCATCAATACTCTCCCTGCTGAAATCAGCGGACAAGTCCCAGACACCATCCTCAAAGGAATCGGAATCCTCTGCGTCCTCGCCAGTCCAGTCGCAAGGGTCATCAAACAAAGTAAGCTGGATAGCTAAAGCGACAGACCAGATTAAAGAGGACGAAGGGCTTGTCTTACACGTCTACGATGACAGCTTGGGTTATTCCACCATCGGCTACGGGCGGCTGGTTGACCGTCGCAAAGGTGGCGGCATCAGTGAAGACGAAGCATTGTATCTGCTAAAAAATGATGTAAACGCACGATTAGTGGTGCTAGAAAATACGATTGATTTCTTTGCTCGGCTCGACGATGCGCGTAAAGCGGTGCTACTTAACATGAGTTTCCAATTGGGCATTGCTGGTTTGCTGAAGTTTAAGAGTACGCTGAGTTATATTGAGTCTGGCGACTACGAGAACGCATCAGCCAATATGCTGAAGTCGCTTTGGGCGCGACAAACACCCAACCGAGCCAACCGACTGGCTGAACAGATGAGGACAGGCACATGGCAATATGGCTGAAGTTCAAGGGCTATATCTTGGCGTTTGGTGCGGGATTAACGGCGCTATTTGGCGTTTATCTGTACGGTAGAAGCCATGGGTATAGCAAAGCAAAAACAGACGCACAAAAGGCTGACAATGAACAAGCAAGAAAAGTTGAAGACGCAGCGGATAGGGCGCGTAGGGCTGACGGTGACAATATGCCTGCTGTTGAGCGCTTGCGCCGTGCAAAGCGCATCAGAGACTTTTCGGACGGTTTGTAGGGAACTAGATAGGGACTTGCCTACCTACTCGGTAAAAGACACACAAGAGACGCTAGAAAGCGGCGCAAGGTTTATTGAGGTTTACTACGCAGTTTGTGGAGAGCAACTTAAATGAGGTGATGTAATGTGGATAGCAATTGTTTACTTGTGCCTGGCCGATAAATGTTTCTTTGTTGATTCTCCACCTTCTTACACACAAGAGGGTTGTATAGAAATGGCACAGGCCGCGAGCAGGCAACTTACAGATGACCCCACTGTCATTGCTTTTGACCTGACCTGTATAAACGTCAAACTATCAGAAACATGAATCCAATGTCCTGATGGGCATATTTTGGTACATTGCCCATTTCTCTTGTATCTCAGGAACTTCACTAGCTGGAACCCATCCAAGGGTGCGCCACCGTGTTGTAATGCAAGTACCTGCCTTGGTGTAGATAAACTCATTGTCCAAGTGCTTTGCTAAGTTTTCTGTGTGCTTCATCTAGCTTCTCCTTAAATTTCTTTGGTTGCATTCTGAGCCTATGGGCGCAGTAGTAGTCGTTTTCGTATGGGTAGGCGATGTACTTTGCCTTCACAACGGCACGTAACATTGCGTTTAAGGCACAAACTTCTTTCTCTACCACGTCAGCGTCTAGTGTGTCTGGCTTGATTTCGTCCGGTTCTGCGTCATCCCATACTGTTCCAGCTTCAGACAGGTAGTGCCTTTCTGCGCTGGCACACACACTAGGGACTTCTGGCCCAGTGTAGCCTTGCATCGCAAATGACCAGTTAACCAGACGATCTCGTAATGTCATAGGATTTCCTCTGATTTGTATTTAAATTCGCTTCTCCAGTTTGTTTTGGGAGGGTAAATTTTACCCCTTCTCTCGTACCCATTACATCCACGAACAATTACGGACGCATTAACTTGTAAAAATTTTGCCGCTGCATTGCTAGTTTCAAAAACATTCCCATCAATAAACCATAGTTTAGATGTTCTTTTGTTCGCCGAATTTTGCTTGGGTGTTACCCATTTGCAATTTTCTTGCTCGTAGTGTCCGTTGTTGTCAATTCTATCAATCCATGATTTTGGAGGTTTATCGCCCATGTCTTTGTAAAAATCATCAAATGATTTCCATTTAATTTGAATTCCTCTACCACCGTAATTTTTGTATTCTGGAAGTTTTGGGTTTGTGCATCTTGACACCATTCCCCTCCATGTCTTGTACTCTTTGCTTTTGCTTTTCCCGTGTGTTGTTGCACGTTTAATAAACTCATCGGCTTTTTTGCATCCGCATGATGTTGCTCTGCCGTTTTTTAAAGCACCCCTTTGTGGAAAACAAAAGTTTCCACATTCGCATAAACATTTTGCTTTTGGGTTTTTTTTATCTTTAATTAAAGAAACAACAGTTAATTTGCAGTACTTATCACCCACGTTTACCCGTGACATTTATGTACCCTTCCTCAAGAAGTAGTTGTAGTGTTTTCGCATTGTTTTTATACGAAAACTGGCGTTTTTCATCCCTTGACATCGTTTTGCCGCTATCAAGCTCTGTGTGACAACGGTAACACAAAAACATGATAGTTGCATCTGATGCTTTTATACCCATCCCTTTGCCTTGGTTTGAATGAGCTGCCACTATTGTCCCGTCATCTGTCCCGCACTCAACGCAGGACATATTTCTGGCTAAATCAAGCAATTTACGATTTCTGTAAGTTCCATACGACACGAACATTCTCCTGTAGATCATCCGCTGCCCGATCACCACGAACCCTACGGATGGTTTTTATGTACCGCTGTCTGCTGTCTCTGTCCGGTAGCTTGCAGACGTGTTTTGCCTCACACCAAGCCCTCCACTCCTCTGAATCCGTATGTACCTCCTGACCACCTGGTAGGGTTGTTGCTGTAGCCATGATGATGCAATGTCCGGTTGAATTTTGATGATGGTTAATAATTTTCTTCGCATGTGTCTAGTTTGATTAGCACTAGGTCTGTCTGCATCGGTGCTGTTGCCCATCGACCATAGCGCTCGTGGTGTGCCACCGGTATCTGATTTCCATTCTGATATGTGTATCCTGCCTTCGTATTTTAGTATTTTAAGGTGGTAAGTAATACGAGACTTAGTTGCTGAAAACTCTTGTGCAATATCCTTGACATAACAAGCGCCTTTATGCTTAATATGCCTGATGATTAAATATCGAATATGCATATCAGTTACAGATCGTTGTGCAAG